CAAGATCCGCCTGAGCGATGCCATGTGGGACGACCCGGTGGTCAAGGACGCGATCAAGGGCAACGAGGGCGTGGTCATTGCCACCGAGGCCAAGACCCCGGCCGAGTTCCGCAAGATGGCGATCCAGCACGAGTTGGGTCACTACGTCAACGCCCGCAGCCGCGAGGAGAACGGCGGACGCAACGGCCACTCCGCCAGGCGGCCTGTTGGCCCCCTGGATGCCCTGGCCGGTGAGATGACCACTCCCCGCAAGGAGGGCTACACGGGGGTGCCGCCCGGCGAGCGGGAGTCGGTCCTCGATGAGCCGGTCCCCCGCTTCCTCGCCGACAGCCTCGACCACAGGTCGGAGTACGCCGTCAGCGGCATCCCCGACGAGTGGGTCGCCGAGGCGATCCTGGACGGCGTCGTCAACGGCAGCCGCGCCAGCAAGTCCGGCAAGGCGGCTCTGGCCATCGCCACCCAGGAGTTCGGCCCCGCCGACAAGCAGGTCACCGTCGACAGCCTCGCCAAGAAGTACGGATGGGACAAGCCGTGACCATGCGCACCAAGCTGACCCCCGAGGAGCAGCACCGCGCGGAGCTGCGGAAGCAGGGGATCTGGCCCGGAGTGCCCAAGAAGAAGCAGGCCACCACGCCCGGCGCGGCCGGGAAGGCTGAGGCCGAGAAGCGGTTCGGCAAGTAGGTGGGCACCCTCGTCGTCCCCGAGCTGGAGCAGCCGGGGAAGGAGTGGCCGAGCCTGGGCGAGCAGATCTGCGCGTTCATCGAGGAGCGCGCGGTCTACGGGCCCGGCTCGCTGAAGGGCATGCCCTACAAGCTCGACGCCGAGAAGCGCGGCGCGGTGTACCGGATGTACGAGGTCTACCCGCCAGGCCACAAGTTCGCTGGTCGGAGGCGCTTCAAGCGCTGCGGCATCTCCTGGCGCAAGGGGACGGCGAAGACCGAGTGGGCCGCGATCATCGCCTTCTGCGAGCTGCACCCGGAGGGGCCCGTCCGCTGCGACGGCTTCGACGCCTATGGCCGTCCGGTCGGCCGTCCGGTGCGCGACCCGTTCATCCCGATGGTCGCCTACAACTCCGAGCAGGCCGAGGAGCTGGCCTACGGCGCGCTGAAGATCATCATCGAGGAGTGCGAGGACGCCGGGATGTTCGACACCGGCAGCGAGCGCATCCTGCGCCTGGACGGTACTGGCCGCCCCGACGGGAAGTGCGTCGCCCTGTCGGGCTCGCCGAACGCCAACGACGGTGCGCGTACCACCTTCCAGCACTTCGACGAGACCCACCGGATGGAGCTGCCCCGGTTGGTCTCGGCTCACGAGACGATGCTGGCCAACATCCCCAAGCGGGTGCTGGACGACCCCTGGAGCCTGGAGACGACCACGGCCGGACGCCCCGGCGGCGGCTCGGTGGCCGAGAAGACCCACCGCGAGGCCCAGGCCATCGCCAGGGGCGAGATCAAGGACGCCGACCTGTTCTACTTCCACCGCGAGGCGGGGGCGAACCACGACCTGAAGTCGATCGAGGGGCGCATCGAGGCCGTCAGCGAGGCCACCGGCCCCGTCGGCGAGTACGGGCCCGGCCAGTTCCAGGACATCGCCAAGCAGTGGGAGCGGCCGGGGGCCGACAAGACGTACCTGGAGCGGGTCTGGCTCAACCGCTGGACCCGGTCGGACCAGCAGGCGTTCGACATGGCGAAGTTCGAGACCCTGGGCGACGTCGACCACATGGCGACGATCCAGCCGGGGGCCCTCTGCACCCTCGGGTTCGACGGCGCGCGCTTCCGGGACTCCACCGGCTTCGTTCTGACCGACGTCGTGACCGGCGTCCAGATGCCGGTCGGCCTCTGGGAGCGCCCCGAGCACGCTCCGGAGGACTGGGAGGTCCCCGAGGACGAGGTCAACGCCAAGTTCGCCGAGGTCATGGAGACCTACGACGTCTGGAACCTCTACGCCGACCCCCCGCACTGGACCGAGGCCGTCGGCAAGTGGGCCGGGAAGTACCCCGACCGCGTGACAGAGTGGTGGACGCACAACAGGCGCAAGATCGGCGGTGCCATCCGTGCCTACACCGAGGCGATCGACTCGTCGCTGGTCCGGCACAACGGTGACCCCGACCTCGTGCGTCATGTGGGCAACGCAGGCCGTGTCGAGACGAATCTGCTCGATGATGAGGGCCGGAAAGTCGTGATCCTCGGCAAGATCCGCCCGGAAGCGAAGTTCGACCTGGCCATGGCTGCTGTGCTCTCCTGGCAGGCGCGGTTGGATGCTCTCGCGGCGGGTGCGATTCCCGAGGAGACCTTCGTGCCGTACCGGATTCGCTGAACGGGAGCCTGACCTGTGCCGATCGACACGACCGAGCCGTTCTCGGACGGCTGGTGGCTCCAGAAGCTGCACAACCAGCTCCGGTTCCAGCGCGTGGAGTGCGAGAAGCTCTGGAAGCGCTACAAGGGCGACGCGCCGCTGCCCACGGTGAACCAGAATCAGGCCGAGGCCGTGAAGTGGTTCATCGGGCAGTCCCGGACCAACTTCGAGCGCCTGATCGTGCTCGCGGTGCTCTCGCGCCTGCGCATCCGGGGCATCCGGACGGCCAAGGACCCCGACCAGGGCGGCGACGTCGAGGCGTTCAACACCTGGAAGCGCAGCCGGGGCAAGCTCTGGTCCCTCGACGTCCACAAGTACGCCCTGACCATGCGACGGGGCTACGTCGTGGTCGGCCAGGACGACAAGGGGAAGCTCCTGGTCACGGCCGAGGACCCCCGACAGATGACGGCCATCGTGGACCCGGCCAACCCGATGCGGACCATCGCCGCGCTGAAGCTCTACTACGACGACGCCGCCCAGCAGGACGTCGCCTACCTGTTCCTGCCGGGCAAGATCCGCGTCGCCCGGCGCGACCGGGGCTCGCACACCCCGCTGATCGGCAACGAGTTCCACCCGGTCGCCTTCTCCTGGGACCAGGACCTGGTGGACGAGTCCGGCGCTCTGCTCCAGTCGAGCGCGTCGGAGGACCCGCCGTGGCTCCAGGAGACCGACGACATGGAGGCCCGCTGCCCGGTCGTCGTCTTCGAGAACGAGGACGGCCTGGCGGAGTTCGAGCCGCACATCCCGGCCCTGGACCGGATCACCCAGCAGATCCTCCAGCGGATGACCATCGCCACGATCCAGGCCTTCAAGCAGCGCGCCATGAAGGGCCTGCCGAAGACCGACCCCAAGACCGGCGAGATCGTCAACTACGACGACGTCTTCACCGCCGACCCGGGCGCGATCTGGAACATCCCGGCATCGGTCGAGATCTGGGAGTCCGGCCAGGTCGACCTCGGGCCGATCCTGAACGCCATCCGGGACGACGTGAAGGATCTGGCCGCCACCTCCGGGACACCGCTGTACTCGATCACGCCCGACGCGGCCAACGGGTCGGCCGAGGGTGCCTCTCTCCAGCGCGAGACCCTGACCTTCAAGGTCGAGACCCGGATGGACCGCTGGGAGCTTCAGCACGAGACCGTGGCCGAGCTGATCTTCGCCACCGAGGGCGACGAGGAGCGCGCGGTGCCCGGCACCGTCGAGATCATGTGGGGCCCCGCCGACCGGCCCTCGATGTCCGAGCGGGCCAACGCCATCGCCCAGACCACCGGCGTGATCCCCCACTACCACCAGATGACCGAGATCTGGGGCTTCGACCCCGCGACGGCCGACCGCGCCATGACGATGCTGAAGGAGGACCAGGCCCAGGCCGCCGCCATGGCCGCCGCAGGCGTGCCGGTCCCGCGCCCCCAGCCCGCCCTGGCCGTCCAGTCCCAGCGAGGCCAGCAGCAGCCTCGCCAGCAGGGCGCACTACCGCCGGGTCAGCAGGGCGCTAAGCCGTGACGGCCCCGGCACCAGCGGCCCCGCTCGTCGCGCCGGTCGCCGAGCAGCCGGTCGCCCTCTCGACGGTCTCCGTCGAGTCCCAGGCGACCCAGGCGGCGGCGGTGAGCTTGGCAGCCCAGGCGGCGGCCACGGGCTTCCTGATCTCGGTCATGGCCGGGGACGACGAGGCCTGGTACGACACCGACAGGGTCACGAAGGCCTCCAAGGACACCGGGCGCGTGGTCGACAGCTTCTCGATCTACGCCGCCCGGATCACCGACGCCTTCATCGCCGACGCGATCAACAACCTCTCCGGTCGCCGCTACCGCCCTGTCGGCATCCGGAAGACCGTCGGGCTCGCCGGGGAGCTGGGCGTGCGCCAGGGCGTCACGACGGCTGGGGTGATCGGCCGGGCGGCCGACACCTACCGCTACCAGCAGTCGCTGCTGGACAAGCAGTTCATCGCCGACGTCAAGGCCGGGGTGAGCACGCCGACAGAGCTGACCTCACCCCTGGACGCCGCCGTCGAGCGCGTCCGCCGGGGCACCCAGCTCAACGTCGCCCTGGCCATCCGCAACCAGGCCAAGGAGACGATGGCCGGGGCTGCCGACCAGGGCCTGGTCGTCGGCTACCGGCGGGTCCTGCACGCCGAGCTGGCGCACGAGGGCTCCTGCGGCCTGTGTATCGCCGACTCGACGCGGATTTACCGGACCGACCACCTGATGGCCATGCACCCGGAGTGCCACTGCGTGCCCATGCCGGTCGGCAAGAACGCCGACATCGGCGAGCTGATCAACGCCCGCGACCTGGGGCGGTTCTACGCCGACGCGGGGGGCACCAGTGCCGAGAAGCTCCGCGAGACCCGGTACAAGGTGGACGAGCACGGCGAGATTGGCCCGGTGCTCCGCCCCCACGGCGAGCCGATTCGGACCCAGGAGCAGGCCCGGCGGGACACCAACCGCGCCCGGCCCAAGACCCCCGAACAGGCCGTCCGGACGCTCCGCAACAAGCGCGACGCCTTGCTGACGAGCTACGCCCGCGCCGCCAGAGGGCAGACTGACCCGGCATGGCGCGACCGACTGGACGGGATCCAGGCACGGATCGCCCGCCTGGAGACCCAGATCGTCAAGCTGGAGGCACGCCGATGACCCCTCGCCTACTGGACTACGTCCCCCGCCTGGACGAGCGGAACCGCACCCACCGAGTCACGGCCGACACCAGCCTCACCGGGAGATCGATCTTCTGGGCCCCCGGCGTCGTCCTGGACCAGGGCCAGGAGGGGTCCTGTGTCGGCCACGGGGTGGTCGGTGAATACCTGGCCAGCCCGGCGCGCGGCAAGCTCACGAGCTACAACCGGGGCGTCGTCAAGAAGGCCGACATCGGCCACCTCCTGGCGGTCTCGGTCTACAACCGGGCCAAGGAAGTGGACGAGTTCGAGGGCGTCAACTACGACGGCACCTCCGTCCGCGCCGGGATGCTCGTCGGCCGCGAGCGAGGCTGGTACGACGGCTTCAAGTGGGCCCTGAACATGGCCGAGCTGCGCGCCGCCCTTCAGCTCGGGCCGGTCGTCATCGGCATCGAGTGGCGCGACGACATGTACGACACCGACGCCGAGGGCCTGGTCCGGGCCAAGGGCAAGGCGGTCGGCGGGCACTGTCTGGTGATCACCGGCTACTCCCCCAACTGGGAGAATCAGGGGCCGGTCTACCGCTGGCGCAACTCCTGGGGCCCGAGCTACGGGCGCAACGGCTCGGGGTACATCACCCCCGGCCAGCTCGACGGGGTCCTGTTCCAGACCGGCGGCGAGGCTGCCGTCCCCGTCGGTCGCCACGTCTAGCCTGTTACGACGAACCCGAGGAGATCGACATGGCCGCAGGCAAGGTCCACCACTGGAAGCACGGCTGGATCCCGGCGGACGCCTTCGCGCGCTCGGTGCTCGCCAAGCGTCAGGCCGACTCGGAGGCCAACCTGAAGGTCAACCCGTCGACCGAGACGGCCCATGTCGACCTCGGGGCCGACGAGATGAAGGCGCTCCGCCGTGAGCGCGAGCAGGTGCTCGGCGGCCTGGGCTCCGACGACCTGAAGGCCCTGCGCCGCGAGCGCGAGCAGGTTCTGGAGG